GCGATAGAATTGTTGAGAAACGGTTATCTGGTCCACCTGGATTAACTTCTAGGACAGGCAGATTAGCGGCTTCTTTTAAGTATTCTACTTGGTTAACCAAGGATAGATTCGGTATGGTAGTTTATTCTCGAAGTCCTTATGCATTTATTCATGAACATGGTAGAATGATTGTAGCAAAAGAGCGGGCTTCTCTAGCAATTCCATTTTCTTGGGCTAGACCGGGTGGGTATCACATGTTTCAACCGCATGTTGATACTAATTACCCGAATCGATTTAAAGTTGTTAAACCCAAGGGTGGAGGGGCATTTCTTTTTGATACGGTTTTCAGTAAATTTTCTCATACCTTACGTTATTCCGTGTATATTCCGGCAAGGTTGAAAGCCCTGGAAACCATTCGTAAATATTTACCGACTATTCATGGGCAATACAAATTGGGAATTAATAGAATTTTGAATCGTAATGGCAGATAGCGTAAGAAAAAAAATATTTGATAATGTAAAAACGGTATTGGAATCTATTACCGTCGCTAATGGGTATGATTTCAATATGGGCGAAGTGTCGAATGTGCCTAAATCGTTTTCTGAATATGCGGTACTTCCGATCATTCAATTTCTTTCTATTTCTGAGGATATGAATGAGGATTCTCCGGTAACTAAAACAAATTGTAAATCTCATCTTGTGCTTCAGTATCTGGCGTTCGAGCATCACGATTTATTTGAGCAATTGATGTCGGCTTTGGCGATGATTGAAAAAGCCTTGAAGCTTGATATTACCAGGGGCGGAAATGCTTATTACACCGAATTAATATCGAATGAAACTATTCTTTCTTCTGAAACAATGCCGTATGGCGGATTAAATATTGGAGTGGATATCCATTTTCGCTATCGAATCGGTTTCCCCGATTTATTATAAAAGGAGTCTAACTTGCCCCGCTTAAAGAAACGTACTGTTATTGCCGCTGCTTTTCAGGCCGCTGAAGGAACATTTACTAATCCTGCTGATGCCACGGATACCTTGTTTCTGGTGCAAGATGTGGTTTTCAAGGCCGAACCAACAATTATTGTCAGAGATTTTATTGGTCAATCGTTTGCTGCCAAGGGACCGGCTGCGAATACTAATAAATTAGCTAGGATTACTTTCAGGACCGAGATAATGGGCTCCGGTGCCGCTGGTACTGAGCCTAAATGGTCGAGATTTATTAAGGCTTGTGGGTTCAAGACGACGACGGTTGCTTCCGTGTCCAATACTTACAATCCGACGGTACCATCATCCTTGGCTTACGATAATACCGGTGCTAATGGTAATACGGTGCTCTCGATTGAGGTGCATGAGGATGGTCTGGTTCGGTCTGCTAGAGATTGTCGTGGTACATTCAGAATAACCGGAGAAGCCGGTTCTTTGGCTTATATTGACTGGGAGTTTATGGGTATTTACAACGGTGAGGCCGATGCAGCTTACCCGGTTCTCTCCACTGGGTTCGATAATCAACAACCACCTATTTTTGAATCAGCTTCGGCTGCATGGCATGGCCTTAGTGCTTCGGTTATTCTTTTGAGGACGTGGAATTTCGATCTTGGTAATGTATTATCACCTAGATTCGATGCAAATGCTTCTACTGGGCTTAGATCGGTTCTCATTACCGATAGGAAATCGACTGCCACGGTAGATCCTGAGACGCCATTACTCGCGGAGTGGACAATTGGATCTGTAGGGAGATTGATTGCCGGTACTGTGGGTGCTTTTGCGGTTACAGTCGGAGGTATAGCCGGTAATAGATTAGCTTTCAGTTCTCCTTCTGCTCTAGCGCAAGTAACTGATGTATCTGAGGGAGATCGAGATTCTATCCGTGCTGATACACTTACTTTTGCGTTCAATGCTCCGATGAATGAATCGGATGCTTCGACTGCTGATGATGATATTCAATTGTCTTTGACGTAAAATATTCCATTGGAATATTCCAAAAGTTAAATAGGAGAAATAGCCATGGCCGTGGGGATCAATCCCAACAAATGTTTCAGGTATATCCTTGAAAGCGATAGGAAACTTGCCAAAAAAGATCAAACGGTTTTTCTTATCAAACCGGTAAGAGCAAGTCAATATAAGGAATTAATTTCTGGATATGCTCCAGAGTCTTTGGATTTTGATAAGGTTTATGTGTTGCTCAATTCTTGTGTTACCGGTTGGGAAAATTTAAGGGACCAGGATGGGGAGAATATTTTGTTTAAAGAAAATTCTCTTACTGATAATTGGGATTGTTTAACGCTCCCACAAATAACCGAACTTTCAAAAGCGATTTTGGAGTTTAACATAATCAGTGGGGAAGAAAGAAAAAACTGATCGTTGGGGCGTTTGTCTACGGTGGGTATTACAAGGTTCAATGTGATAAATGCCCCAAATGGTCAAAAGAACAAAGAAGATTAAAAGGCTGTGATGAACCTTTACCCGTGCCTATTTTGGAATATGGGGATATCAAGCTTTATGAATGCCCTGGTAAATTTGTTACCGATGACACTAGAGAGATTCTCATGATGTATTCCTTGTGCAAGAAGTTCAATGCATTGCCTGTTCAAGGGGGTATTCTTGACCAGAGTGCTACTTTTTTGGCGGCTATAGCCATTATTGAGCAAGTGATCTTGGAGCAAGAGGAAGGCAAAGATGGCTAACAAAAAAGAGAGTAAAAATGGCTGAAAAATTTGAAATACAAGCTGTTCTTAGAGATTTGGTATCTGGAGCTCTTGCCAAAATTACTAATTCATTTAGAACATTTCAATCGGCTATTGTTGCTTCTGATATCAAAGCTAATCGTGCTTCTCAAGGTATTTTTAATTGGCTTAAACAAGTGCAATTTGGTGGGAAAGCTATCAGAGATACATCGGCTTCGGTATTCAAGTTCAGGGAATCATTTGGTGAAGTTGATAGACCGCTAAATCAGTTTGTTAATAATATTGGTAGAGTCGTCAGGGCTATAGCGCGGTTAAGAACTACTTTTTTCTTACTTATTACGGTTTTTGCGGTACGTCCGATTCTTAATTTTTTCAAGGCGATGATGGATGGTAGTGCGCAAGCGCAACGTGCGTTTTTAGGATTTAACGAACGTTGGCAGGCGTTCAGGATATCTTTATCACAAGAACTTTTACCGGTTATTCAGCAAGTAGTTTCTGCATTCGAAGAATTTTTACTTCAATTAGCGAATGGTTTACTTGATAATAAAAAACTTATAGAGGATATGTCTAGAGGTATTGTTAGTGCAGGGATTGCCGGTGTCGATGCAGCCAGGATTATAGGGACAGCTTTTGCGGCTACTTTTGCAAGTATGAATTTATCGATTAAAGGGTTTAGAATATTGATTCAATCGCTTGTTTTAAATGTTCTTGAGGGTATTGCGCTAGTTGTTAAAGCAATACCTAAAGCTGAAAGTTTTAACAATTCTTTTGAAGCTATTGCTTCGGGTATCAAAGAATTTTGGAATCAGATGCAACCTACCAAGTTTGACCGTTCTTTCGGTGAAATCATGGATAAGGTTCGTAACAAAGCATCGGCAACATTTGCGCAGATGCAGGATAGTAGTGAAGAAGCGGTTAAATCGGCACTTGAGAATATTCGGAGGGCGATTCATTTAGCTGAAATGGATTTTAATGAGATGAGTAGGAATGCTGAACGTAATGCTGAATCGGTTAAAATTTCTTTTCTTTCTTTTATTAACGCGTTAAGTTTTGGGATTGAAGATTTGTTTGGTGGTTCTTTTGAGGAAAAGTTAACGAAAAATTTAACGATTGCCCTTATTAATGTTGCCAAGAAGATCAAAGCTATTTTTTCTGGAAAAGATAACGGTATTGCTGCGGCTATTGTAAATGCCGATGAATTAGAAAAAGTTTTTGATAGTTTTGCGAAGCGTAAGGGAAGGGAGATGGGGGCAACCTTAGCCAAAGGATTGTTAGATGCGTTTGAAAATAATCTAGGCGATACTTTTCTTAAAATAATGCAGGGCAAGCTTAAGGATCTTAAAGATGTGGTAGTAAGTTTTCTAGGTGATATTCAGAGCGCTTTGGCTAAATTTGCAGCACAAAAACTTGTTACTGGATTATTAACAACGATTGCTTCAAGTGCTTTAGGTAAAGCTATAGGTGGTTGGTTTACACCATCTACACCTACATCTCCTGTAGTTCATGACCCGCCTATTTCTCAACATGGCGGGGTATTTTTTGGTCGTCAACAAAGAATTTTAGGTGAAGCAGGTCCGGAAGCAATAATACCGCTTCGTGGTGGTAAAATACCAGTGCAATTATCTGGTGGCGGTAAAGCGGTTAATGTGACTTTTAATATTCAAGCCATTGATTCGCAATCGGTACAATCTTGGTTTAAAAAAGAAAAAGATACTATAAAGAAAATTATGATTTCTGCGGCTAAAGGCGAGGATACTGAAGTTCGACAAGCTTTTAATTTGAGTTGATATGGCTGAAATATTTACGCTTATTCCTGAGTATGCTTTCGATTATGTGCTTAATTGGAATACGCTCCAAACACCATTCGATTTGGGGTATGTTCAAACTAGAGCTAGATGGCCTTTTGCTAAACGTATATTCGTTCTTCGCTGGCAATCTCTTAATCAAGTTGAAAAGGAATATATTGAGTCTTTTTTTATTAATCAAGTAGGTGCGGCCGGTTCATTTAATTATCTTCTTCCAGATCCCATCGCTACACCGGATTATCCTGGTTCGGCAGTTCAAGTAGCTGGTGGAGCACTTGGTTCCAGGACGTATTATTATGGAATATCTTGGCTTACTTCGGCCGGTGAAACAAGACAATCGGTCGAGCGTTCGATTGCAATTTCAGTAAATAATTTATTTTCAATTACTGTTCCTAGATTTCCCGCCTATGTAACTTCGGTTAATTTGTATGTTGGACAAGATTTTCCTGGTATAGGGCATCTTGAGGGGACAAGTACGGTTTCAGGGGTAACATTTACTGAACCGACATCTGGTTATACGGCTCTTGGTGCGTTTGCGCCATTGACTAATACAGCTTCGGTAACAGCGCTGGTGCATTTGATGGATGACGCGATACCGTTGAGTAAAAATCATGCTGGTGTTTATTCCGGTGAATTGAAGTTTGAAGAGGTTTTATGAGAACTTTATCGTCTGACATAAAAGATGCTGTGTTTGAGATGAATCAGAAAGGTACATGGGCGCATCTCTATGAAGTTCAAATTAATGCTAATACAGCGTTCGGTGATGCTTCTAACGAATATCTTACTGATTATCCAAAACAAATAACCTATGCCACTAAAAATTATCGACCGTTTCCTATCGTCCATGATGCGATTCCTCAAACTTCCAAACCAGAACAAATTTCTTTTGTTATTACCGTGGCGAATATAGATAAAGCTATAGCGCTGTATCTTGAATCTGGAAAGATTCTTGGTAATTCTCTGAAGATAACTTGGGTATTTTTGAAGCAGGATGCGACGGTAATTTATGCTTTTGATGAAGTCTATCAGATTATTTCAGCTGAGATTAACGATACTTCGGCCTCGGTAAATTTTGAAGTTGGGCAGGCGAATCTTTTTGAGGTTAAATTACCTAAAAATCGATGGCAGGATTCGCGCTGTGAATGGGTGTATAAGTCGATTGGATTTTGCGATTATGGTAGGGATGAGTTTAAAGGGATATCGAAGGTAAGAATTAATACTTCCAAGGCTAATGGGAAAGACGTTATTCATGGTTGGAAGATTATGAATGCTTCCAATGCCAGCTTGATGAGTATTGATAACGATTATTTAGATGAGTTATTAATAAAAGTCGAGGCTACGGTCAATACACAATGGAATGTTTCAACGCGTACCGGTCCTTTTCTTTATCGTCTTTTTCCTTCAGCAGATTTTACTAATTTTGAAGTGGAAGTTAAGTTTAATTCATCTGGGGATGAGGACAATGAAACCTTGGCAATGCTTTTTTGTACCGATTCGGATACTACTCAAGATTGGGTGTTAGCTGGTAGAAGACGTTTTTCCGGAGTTGACAGGGTTCAATTGCTTTCGATGGATGATAATTCGTATGCATCGATTTATGATGTGGCCAGGACTGAATCTATTTTTAAAATTAAAAAGACTGCCGGTTTGTTTGAATTATTTGTTAGAGCTAATGAAAATGTTGTTTACGGCGCTGCCATTGCTTCGGTTACTAGAAATGATTTGAATGGAGTGCAGTTAAGGGCTGGGTTAACGGCAGAAACATATTCTGCTGCCCGTTCTACTGCTTTGCAAGCTAGATTCGATTATTGGAGATTGCTTTCTGGTGGAAAATTAACTTGCCTTAGAACACCAGGCGATTGTGTTCTTCATGATAATATTAATCGTCTTGGAGCTGCCGTTGGCATCCTCCACGGACCGTTTTCTTTTTGATTGGTATAAGTTTTAACTTTTGGAATATGCCATTGGAATATATGAAGATAACTGCAGTTTATTTGAATTCTATTGCTAAGTCACTTATTGGCGTGCCATACAAGTATTATGGGCGGGATTTGAAAGGATTAGATTGTTTTGGTTTGGTGATTACATTTTTTGATCTTATTGGGTTGAAAATAGCCGATCCAGTTCATTACGATCCTGATTGGTGGAGTAGTCACGATTACATGACGCAATATGCAACGACTAATTTTTTTCAGGTGGAATCTCCACAATGTGGGGATGTGCTTTTAGTTTGCGTCCGTGAATCGAAAGTTCCAAATCATGCGGCAATTTATTTGGATAATAAATTTATTTTGAATGTCGATCAGATTGTCGGAACGCATTTACTTTATTATTATGCCATAAAAAATATTGTTGCTGGTGTCTATCGTTGCCGTGATGTAGAATTGGTAGCGTGATAACGCTTATCGAGAAATACAATCCATTAAAAAGTGAAGAAACTATTCTTATTCCTTATAGTGGGTTGGAATCCAAGACAATTTATGATTTGATTCCAGAGCATATTCGAGAATCGGATGTTGTGGTGCAGGTTGTCAGGAATGGGATTGAATTAGATGATAAGCAGTTGAAAGAGATTTATCTCAAGGATGGGGATAAAATTTCTTTCCGGGTTGTACCAAAAGATCCGGTGGTCACTCCAATTCTAATTTCAATTGCTGTTGGTTTAGTTCTTCAATTAGCTATCAGTGCGATTGTCGGTAAACCGAAAAAGATTCGTCCAGATCGTTTGGAATCTTCGCAGTATGGTTTTGATACTCCGCAGATGACCACAAAAAATGGGACACCGATAAATCTTGTTTTTGGTAAAATAAAAATTAGTGGGCACCTTCTTCAAAATAGAGTTGAGAGAAAAATTCTTCCTGACCAGACTCAAGATGATAAGCTTTTCATGTTGATTGGTTTGGGGGAAGGGGGGGAAGAAGGATGGAACTCGATAGCCGGTATTTATAATGACGGCTATACCGATCCTGATGAATTAGATATTTCTAGTTTTAGCGACCAATTATTTATTAATAATAATCAAGCTAGTTTGTTACAGGGAATCAAAGTATCTATTCGTTTTGGTAGGAAGCATCAATCAATTATTCCAAATTTCAATGAAACCGCTCTTTTGATAACTCCTACTTCAAGTCTTTTGATGGATTATGATTTTTCAGGTTTTTCGCATATTAATTTTGGTTATCGTTTTCAATTCAAAATGGCGACAATCAATCTTAATACGCTTCCGTCCAGCGAAGTAATTTATAATGGAACATTTGAAGTTGATTCGATTGATTTAGTATTTTCGATTGAGTATTTATATAATCTTTTTAATCATACACATCCAGTTGGTGCTGGATTATATTTGACGATAGACTGGCGTGTTTCTGGAACAACAACTTGGGCGAATACAGAAACTATTCATCTTGCTTATGGGCCTATAAGAGTAGAGAAATTAGTTCCACATAGAATCGAAAATTTAAATTCACGGAAAATTGATGTTCGTGTTCGTGTAGAAAGGCAATATGCGCCGCTCACCTTAGCTGAGGCAGATTCTTATGTTGTTAATTATTTAATTAAACAAAAATTATATGGGCTAGTAGTGGCAGAAGATGATGATCTAAAACCTATTCCAACTCCAGATGAAGTTAAGACTTCTTTTTTTACTGCAACAGCATCTATTTTGGGTGCCTATAATGCAACAAATCCTCAAATTGTGGAATTGTATTATCTTGTGTTGCTTTCTTTGATTGGGAATGAACTTTATGGCCCGATAGCTAAAATCAAGCTTACTGAAATTACTGAAAATATTAATCGTGGATTTGCTTATCCAAATAAAGCTTTATTGGC